CTACGAAAGTCACGTTCGCCGTTGTCGCTATCACGACGCACACGAACCACTGAAGGGTCTCCTCCAGTTAAACTACGGAGGCTGTACCCAGCAGAGGCATCAGGAGCAATCTGGAAGACGCTCTCGCCAACTGAGTTCAACCGTCGCTGGCGACCTAAGGCTGAATCAAGGCTAATGTGCATACTAGACTCTGTGTAGTTGTACCAAGCTAGCAGCACCGCTTACGGTTACGCTAGTAAAGTTACCATATATAATTGTACCCGCTCCAAACGATGTAAGGAGGTCAGCAGAGTTAGTAACATTGGTAGCAGTCAGTGCCGAAAGAGTTGAATCCTTCAGAAACTGAATCGCTCCAAATGAACCAGCGGTTGCACCGTCACCTGCATTGATTACTATTGAACCTACGGAGCTAAACTCCAGTGCGTTGTTTCTTGAACTTGCCATAATTGGTATTATATCACAGGGGTTACTATCGAGCTTGTCGATTGACGTAAGTTGAAAACTTGTGGTTGATTGTATTGTTGTTGGAGCGAATGTCGATCTTCTCCAGCTCAAGTGCCAGGTAAGTACCCGCAACTTGTTCTTCAGTCAAAGCCTTGTCGTGCTGACCATCCATACGCANAAAGTCTGCGTACACGGAATGCGCTAAGAAGAAAAAGAACTCATAAGGAATATCGGTGGATTCCTCGGTAAAGGTAGGTAGTTCTTTTTGATAGTTTACAAATACTGAAATTGCATCATTTGTAACTACATTAATTACGTTTGCTCCGTTTGAATCAACATAGAACTCGTACTCTAATGCAGAGTTTCGAAGAAATGGTTGACTACGGTAAATGCGTTGAAAATCAGCAACATTATCTAGACCAGCTTGCACATAGGGTACAAGGCTATTGGAGCCAAGTGTTCGCTCCTCTCCAATTACTGCGTATCGTGGCCAACTTGAGCTGGTTCGATATGCTTCAAATGCTCGTCGATTGACGAACTGTAAAATATTAAGCTTCTCCTCTGCGGTAAAACTACCTACACCCGAAAGTGCTGTTACTAAATTATATAAATCGCTGTAGGTTTTTGTCTGCATTAGATTTTGTTGGGGCTAAGTTCTGGGAACTTCTTATTGTAGTACTGCAAAAATTCTTTAGAATGCACAGTCTCTTGACCGTACTTCTGGACTAGTCGGAAGTATTCCCGGTGAGGAATAGTTGCAACTGGTTTGCCAAGAACTGGGTGGACTGTCCCTTTTAATTCGTGGGCTTCTTTGGCTGCTTGTGCAACCCGTTGGTGTTCGGTCTGCTGCTCTAGCTTAAAACCATTTTTAATCTCATTCATAAAGGCACGATCAAGCTCGCCATCAGAATATTTTTTTAAATTGGGAACAATAATATCCATATTAAAAAAGGCGGGGGGCTTTCGCCCCCCGACCAGATCTTAATTAGTTAGAGAAACCTTGACCAACTGTTGGGTAGTATTCCACGAGGAAGCGGAATTTACCTTTGGCTGCGTCACCGAGTCCACTACCTGTACCATTTGATGTTACGCTAAGAACAGTAACCAAGTGGTTACCAGCTTGCGTAATAGCACCATTGTTGGCAAAGATTTTGCCAAGGCTGGAGCTGTCGCTGAATACATCAACTTCAACAACCATACCGTTAGCATCGCCATCATCACCAATAGCTAGTGTAGCATCAGTGATAGCGGCTCCGCCATCTGTAACTGCTGCTGTAACCAACTGNTCAACAATGATTGCACATTTACCAACTGTACCAGCAAGAGCACCTGCACCTACATTAAATGCAAGTGCTTGTGCGCCAGTGGAGGCTGAGAATACAGAAGCGTCTACTGTAGCTTCGTGGGTGTATCCNAGACTTAATGTCTGGATGTCACCAATTTTTTTAAGGTTAATAGCCATAATATTATATTTCNTTTATTTGGGGGTTAGGTTACGTCTTGGATGACACCGTGAGCACCAGGATGGTAAACACCGAGAGTCAATGCACAGTCAACGAATCCACGCTCACCGCCACCAAGATTTGGAAGGCGAGTTGATCCCATTGGGATAAGCTCGTGAATACCNTAGTATTCTGGGTTTACGATGTAACCAGAACCAGTAGCTGTGTTACCGCCGAAGCTAGGTGCGCAGTCAGGGTTTTGGTTAACAATGGAAACAACACCGTGGTCGGACTCATACAGGTCAACGGATAACTTAATAGTGCCGCTTTCGCCGTTGTAGTTTACGCTACGGATGTTTTCAGTTGCACCAGCAGATACGCGAGCAAAGTCAGCAATAACTTGACGAAGACCAGTGTCAGCGACAAGCATAAGATTGCTTGCGGAACCAGTTACGCGGAAGATAGAGCTAATGATGCTGTTGAGATCGCTTTCGCTGAATGGAGAAGCATTCGCTTCAGCAGCTGTGTAGATGCTATCAGCTGGAGTTTGGAATGTAGCAGGAACGTTTCCAGCAGCACCGTCGAGCCAGTCACCTAGTCCACGAAGTTGGTTAGCAACACCAGCACCATTTTCGGTTGCTGAGTCTTGAGTACCAGCGATAGTGGCTTCGATGTCGCGCTTGAGTTCACGGATGGCTTTAGCTTCAGCTTGAGCAATCTTAGCAGGACCTACGGAATCGACAGCTTCTTGCATATCAGAAACCATATAGTCACGGCGGAACTTTTGGACACGATTGCCGAGGCGAGCGCGGCCAGCGAACTTGTCAGTGAATGCAGTAACGTCAGCACCTTCAGAAATGCCAGCAGTCTGTGGAGCAGCAAGGCTGTCAACAGTCCACTCAACATTAGTTGCAGTAGCGCGTTGTTTGTTAGCAGAAGAAAGAATAGGAGTTTCTTCTGGAGCCAGGATAGTCAAGACATCAGTCAAGTCCTCCCGGTTAGAGACACCGGAACCGGTGTTTGCAGTATCAAATGTATTAGAGAATGCCATAGTATTTTATAGTTAGTTAATGAATTAGTTATCGGCTAGAAGCCATTTTAAGTTTCCTGAGGTTAGCGAAATCGTTTGCACTTCCCGTCTGTTTGAACCGAGCCTCTAATTCTTTTAGAGCCTTGGCTGTTTTTCCCATAGACTTTTCTGGTTTTGATGAGGAGGGTGTACCTGTTTTTGAAGGATTTAATCTTACTGATGATTTAGTATTTGCTACTGGCTTTCGTCCGTAAATACTGTTAGCGGCGTGCGCTAGCAGGTACGGCATCTGTGCTTTAACATCAGGCGGAAGATTAGTCATTAATGAATCAACCCGTGGGTCGCCCATAATGGCTTCGTATTGACGACGTGTGTCGTTATCTTCGCCTTTCATCCAGGGTAGCTCCGCTTCAGCCTGAGCACTTAGGTGCTCCTGCATTTGAGTGCCTTGCTCAATCGATTGAAGGTTATTCAATTGATCAGGAAGGAATGTCTTCTGTGCTTTACGCGCTTGGAGTAAAGCTCTTCGTACGTCGGCCTTTGTAAGGTCTTTTCCTTCTACCTCGGTTACTACTTCATCTGCGGAATAGCCATCACTTTGGAAAAGAACATCCTCAGCCCACTCAACAATGTCGTCAACCTCAACAGCTTTTTCTTTCAATTTTTCAATTGTATCAAGATTGCTAAAGGGGTTGTTTTCGACTTTCTTTTTTGTATCAAGTGGGTTCGGAGCTTTTTTAAGTTCAGCTTCTAAACTAGCTAGACGTTCTTCGGCAGCTTTGCGTTTAGCAGTCAATTCACCGAATCGAGCTACAGCGCGGCTACCTAGCTTGTCAGCTAGTTCCCTTAGGTCCTCCTCGGACATATCGTCCAAGTCTAACTGTGAAAGAACATCTTCGGATTCTTCGGTCTCCTCAGTAGCTTCTTCGGGTTCAACTAATTCTTCAGTTGCCTCCTCAGTTACTTCATCAGTTTCCTGCTCCTCGGTTTCTTTGGTTACTTCCTCTTGTGGCTCTTCAGCTACAGGATTAAGTTCCCCAAGTCTCCGCATTGCGAAATCCTCGACGGATATATTATTGTTGTCCACTGAACTTTGTTCTGCCTCAGCGTTAGCAGTTTCGATTTCGTCTGTCATATTATTACCACTCATTAACGCCGAGCGAGGGCGATGAGCGCATTATAACATACGGGTTACATTCTATCAGAATGCTTTAATTGCAGCTTATCCCAGCCTGACATTTGCAGGATCTGGTCATAAGTAATGATACGACCAGAAATCTGCTGGATAGTCTCACTGGATGATTCGTGCATCTCACTGATGGTTTCCTCCCGGAGTTCGTGAACCATCTTGATGAATCGGGCAAAGGATTCATAGCTATGCAAGCTGTTGATGTCGTCTTGAATATTCATATTATTTAGACATCTTCATTAGTTCGCCGGAAACTCTTTCCATACGTTCTCCAATGCCTGCTCGATTAAGTTTAACCCGATTTCGGTATTCATTATTGCGAAGGAACTCCTTGGATGCTTGATCAAANTTTCTTTCATTAATTAGTCCAACGGTGATTGGACTTCCCTTTTTTCCTCCATCAAGTGATCCTCGATAAAACTCACCAAAGATTGCTGTTTGAGCCGATGCTGGGAATGAATTAAATTCAGGCATTAACTTTTGAATCCGTGGAATCCGCTTGTTGATGTCTTTCTTTAGAAGCAAGCCAGCATCCTTCCGTGAAATCCTTTGCCCCTCTTTGACATCGGGTCCATAGTGACCGTGGCCTATAGTAAAGTATTTTTCTCCAGCACCCCTTCGAGCCACCTCATCAAATCCCTCAAATTTCAATAGATAGTCACTAAATGCGCTGACCCTATTGGATTGAGAGATTTCTGATGCTCTTTTATTAGCTTGTTCTTGTAGTGATATATTGTCTGGCATTATATGTTCTGAGTATCAATTTCACCCATCTGTGCAGGTGCTGTACCTACTCGACCAATCTGAGCGTTCTGTGATTGTTGCATCTGGAAGGTGTACTGACCTACGTACTTCTCCAGTCGAGCACCAAACGCTTGATCTGTCTGAGCGCGTTGTGCTACGTCTGGCTGCTGAGTGTACTGCTGGATTACTTGCAGTGCAATCTGTGCTCCCGCTGGACGTGCNGGCATTTCGATGCCTGCAAAGATCTTGGATAGGTCGTCAGTGACTTGCTTGACCACTTCCTCCTGCGCTGTCTCTACTGGCTGTAGGATTGCATCAGCCATAACTGGATCAATGCTTGTAGCAATGACATCAAGTAAGGCATCCACGTTTAGGCGATTGTTAGAGTTAAGCTGGTTGAGTGCTACGAACTGCTGAGTCTTTGCCTCGATTGTCTGAGGATCAGTATTCTGCACATCGAAGTTAATCATAATGTCAAAGTTCTCTTCAGCAGTACCCTTATCAAAGTTCTGTGGATCGGGAACACCTGTTACACGAAAGAAGATTTCATCTGGTCCGAAGCGTTGGAAGCATTTGAATGCCATACGCAGTACCTCAGCAGTGTGGCTAAGAAACTTATCAACCAAGAACTGCTTGCGGATTTGACTAATGCTGCCTTCCTCGTCGAGTCCAACCAGTCGGTCAGCCAAGCCAAGAAGAGTTGACTCCATCTCAATTGATCCAGTGGGTGGCGGTGGTGTAGGAGCAAAGTCCAAATCACCCTTGCGGCGGTATGGGATCATACGACCTGGACCCCAGTCACTTGGTGCTTGACCAACTGGATGCAGGATAGGAGGCAGGGTAGATAAGCTGTTGCGATCAGTACGCGAGTCCCGCTCAATCTTTACTTGGTTCTGTAGTCCACGAAGCAAGGAGGGAACAGTGGATGTATCATAAAGACGCTTACTGTCCTCTGAGAGTTTGCTTACTACAACTGGATAATCTTCGTATCCATTTAGTAATTCGTACTTGGCGTAGCCAGGGGTTATCTCGTCACCACTGAACTCGCGGTGGAATACTGTGCAGTAAATCCCCTCAGCACCATCCTCTTGGTCAATTAGTCTCTGATATCCATAGCAGATTTCAATGAGTTCATCCGCTTGGTAAGCACTATCAGTAAGGCTAGTACTGCGACGGCCTTCCTGCTCGCGTTCAATTGAGTCAATATTAACGCCACGATATTTTTCAATAACGTAGTCAACGAAGTCCTGATCCCATCCATCTGTTGCAACCTTGTTTTCGAGTTCTTGTGGTGTGTAATAAGTCCGCCAGAAGCAGTAAGGTGCTCGCTGTGGGTCAGTAACGTACGGAGGGAAGAAGAAGTCCCCATCAGGTGCTAGAGTCTTAACCTCGGGTGCATTGACCTGTCGGCGAACAATAGGAAGTTCCGCTGATCCTTCTTTGCGTAAAGCTTTGAGTGCTTTCTTTGCACGCTTCTTTGTTGTTCCTTCAAAGGTAGCTTGTAGCAGGGCAATTAATTCTTCGTCATCATTCCCGTCTTGGATAGCCACAGCTACATCCGGGCTGACCTGTGCAATCTGATTGATGTCAAGTTCCTGTAGGAACCGACGATCTTCACGATGCCAACCGACATACGTGATCAGTATGCCCCGCTCAAGCAAATAGTTAGCACCTAGTTCCATCTCGCGGTAAAAACGTGGGATATACCCCGAACTGACCATCCACTTTAAGAACCCAGAAACCACACGGCTTCGACCAATATCGCCACTCTCAACTGGGAATGCTCGGACATTGGCTCGATTCAGCGATGCCATAAACAATGATACGAGACGAGTAATCCGCTCATCAATAAGGTGGCACTCCATATCGGATGCACCCTCCCAAGGGAAAGCGTCAGCACCGTGCTTTCGGTGATCTCGGCTCTTGCCAGGCCACCAGTTGCGACGGTCGTCATAGCTGGTGCGGCATAGGTCAAAGTAGCTATCAAGCTCGTTTACGGTTTGCTCATAAGCATATCGTAAGGTCTTGATGTCGGGTTCATCCTGGACGTAAGTCAGGGACTCGGAGGTTGATTCATTCAGCATTATCTTCTTCGATGCGTTTTTGTATAGATTTAAGCAACCTAATAGTATAGGTCGATGATACGCCTATTGTATCACATAGGTCGCCATTCGTCATCTGGACTCCACTTTCGTGAAGAACGTGACGACGTAGTATCTCCCAACTTGCTAATCGATCTGATTGCTCCCTGCACCAAGCCCTGTCCAGTGTAATGTTTTTACTTTCCGACATATCGATAAGTTACGCCCTTAATATCTTCAATCGCCTCAAAGGTAATAATCTTCTTGATCAGCTTACCCTGCCACTTGCGAGGTAACAATACGTTGACCCGCTTGCCGATTTCCTTGCTGAAGACGGCGTTGTATTTCGGGTTAGGGCATTCCGCTAGGACAGTCCCGGAGTAGTGCTTAGGAATAATCTCCTCAATCATAAAGGAGTCCTCCAGAATTTTTGCACCCTCTTCACTTACCCAAGTGTTCTTACCTTTTCCGGTAACTGAACCCTCTGGTAGCTTGTCAGTTGCAATTTGCATAGCTTCATCAAACGTAACCTGTTGTTCTTCAGCAATTTGTGTTAATCTTTTCTTGGCATTAGTACCCTCCTTTGCGATTGTTAGTTGTCATC